ATCATGTTCTTTGTCGTCAGCCTGAGTTTCATACATTTTGAACTCTTGATCAAAACCAGCTTGACGAAGCTGCGCCATCTTTTCCATTTTGGCGAGCTCGAACTTTTGTTCGTTCTTTGCTTTGAAATGGTCTGTAATGGCAGGAACGACAGAACCACCAAATCCTAACAGACTACCTAAAATACCACTCAGCATAATTTACCTCCTGTGTATTTTATATTTATACCTTAATACTCCCATAATCTTGCGAGATACGAGCATTGAACTCACCCTGATCAAATACAGCCTCGCTGATATTTTGACCGCTATCAGCAATAGTTTTTTGCACCTCATCAGTAAGATCGAACAGACGCATTTTCGAACGGTCGACGCCAATCATAAAGCGTTTATTACTCGTTGGGTCAGAGTAACGATTCTTTAGCTGCTTTACCATAATTTGTTGGGCAGCTTCAAGTTCTTCCGTGCTGATCAGAGCAAACATCAGATCGGCAGTAGCTGGGAGACCGAATGACTCAGACGTATCTGTTAGGTCGACATCGCTGTTAGCATACCCAGAGCGAGTCGTTTGTGTAGCAGATACGATTGGCAAGTCATACTCAACTGCCAGACCGCGAAGTTCCTCGGCGATACTCTTAATAATAGTATAAGAGTTTACCTGCGACCCCGCACGGAACCGACTACTCGTGCAGATATTCAGATAATCGATAAACACGATATCTGGCTCAAAGCCACGTTTCAACTTGAGTTCTTCAAGCAACGCCTTGAAATGACCTGCATGTGCCGAAGCAGTCGGATATTCTTTAATAATTAGGCGACCGTCAATTCTATCTTTAATTTTAGTTACACGGTCATCGAACATTTTCTTTGGTAGATCTTTTAGATCCTGAATAGGAACATTCATCAAGTTCGCATCAATACGTTCAGCGATACGTTCCTCAGCCATCTCAAGAGTAATATACAAAACATTCTTACCCTGCGAGATACAGGCAGCTGCAACATGACACATGAACAATGATTTACCAACACCAGTGCCAGCCAAAGCCACGTTCAAAGTTTTGTTAGGCAGACCACCCTCAGTAATTTTGTTAAAGTATTCTAGGTCGAACGGAATCTTTTCCTCGATACGATTGTAGAAATCAAACCGATCGTCAGCGTTTTCAATATAGTCATGACCGACATTGTTATCAAAGCCAACGGCAAGAGCATCGGATAGAATGGAAGGAAGAGCATCTGGAGTCCGATTCTTATCGGAGCCGTCAATGATTTGAATACTATCCATAATGGCGTTGTAAACAGCTTTATCTTTACAAAACTTTTCAGTTTCGTCAACGAGCCAGTCATTGTTGACATCAGTTTCGTTAAGGGAGTTGATGAGAGTTTCACATTGAACATAAAGATCCTCACTGATACTACGGTCATCCTGAAGTGCAATCAACAATGCACTTTTAGCAGGAGGATCGTTATACTTTTCCACATAATCTGAGATTTTACTGAAGACAATCCTGTCATCAGTCTCAGTAAAATAATCTGACTTTAAGAAAGGAACTACTTTCCGAAGATATTCCTCATTATTAATCAGATTCGATAAAATTTGTGTCTCGATTCTCATCGACGAACTCCCTCTTCACTTCCTCAACACATTGTTCACACAAGCCGACATCACCCTTTGGTGATTGAAATACGATAGCTGGCTCATCGTCCATAATCTTACGATCGCATCTATCACAAAATAATCTAGCGTGCCAATTATGACTCATAGAACATCACCATTAGTTTGATATGTATTCCCTTTGATGGGAATATTTCTAGAGTTTCCTAAGTTAATATATTCGATATTATCGATCATATCTTGCCATTCATCTTTTGACAAATTTTGTTTTGTTTCAATTAAATTTTGCCAAGCAATAAATTCTTCATATTCTGGTTCTTCAGTGTAAAGTTTTTTACCAGTTTGTTCATCACCAAAATTACCAATGTAATCGCGAATATTTTCGAACTGAATAATTTTACAATCAATGTCATGAGGAACCCATTTCATATATGAATCCTTATGATACATGTTAAACATATCAAAGTCAAGAGATTTATTATATCCATATTCATCATAAGCCCAGTTCGATGATGTAACCCTATCTCTAGGATTACGTGTAACCAACACTTTCATCTTATTAGTATCATAATGAACCCAATCCATGATAGAAGCGTAATTTCTCATGGATTGTGGGATATTGTTCCCCTCTTGAAATCCTGTAAAGCATTCAAGTATAGCTTTAGATGCCATACGACCCGCGATAGCCAGGACAACTTTATCTGTCTCAACTATCGTGACTATCATAGGCTTCCGCGATATCATCCTCGGTAATTTCATCCCGAAGAATATCACCACTAGCAATCAGATAACGGTTCTCAATCCATTTAGTAAATGTTTCATCACCCAAGATCGGGAGCCAGAAATCTTTAGTGTATGTTTCTTTAGTGCGATACTTCTTACTATCTTCACCATTTGCTGTAATCTGATACCAGCCATTGCTTGGCTTGGTTACATGCCCTGACTCAAGAGCCATGTCTAGCAAACCTGACCATTTACTGATACCACCTTCGAATGATACTTCAACAGGAATCTTAGACTTCTCACGAACATAACGAGACTTCTCGACATTGATAATGAAGTTATAACCAACAACCTCAGCACCAGTTTTTTCTTGCTGGCGACCGATAATAAAGATATTGTCAGCCGAATAGTAAATACCTGTGCCACCTGATACGATAGCTTTCGGGAACATACCGATCTCCATATAGGTATGGTTCACAACAACAGCAGGAATATCTTTGATAGTCAGATGTGGTGTGATCATACGGAACAGCGACTTCATCTGTTTAGCACGAGTCATGTCAGCAACAGACTTACCGTCAAGCGCATCCTCAACCTCTTTCTTAGAAGCCAAGTTACCAACAGAGTCAACCACAACAATCACATGGTCACCACGTTCGATGCCGTTTAGCTGTGACATAACATCATGTTTCAGCTGTTCGATATCAGTAATTGGTGTATGAACAATACGATCTGTATCAATATTGAAACTATCGAAATATCCTTGTGGTGCACCAAACTCTGAATCATAAAACAACACAACAGCATCATCATACTTGTCGAGATATGCCTTAATCATCAACATAGCGAATGCTGTTTTGAAGTGCTTACTTGGACCAGCAAAAACTGTCAGCCCAGGAGTTAGTCCACCGTCAAGACGTCCGCTCAGCGCAACATTCAATGCTGGCACTGATGTTTGAATCAAGTCTTTCGTATTGAAGAACTTAGATTTAGAAAGAATATTCGACTCTTTGATAGTCGAGTTCTTTTTCAGTTTATCAATCAAACTCATTAGTCTTTCCTACCATAAACAATTTGATGCAGGTCTGGTTTAAAATATGTATCTGGCTTCATAACTTTACCTGCATCATTTTTGATGACCTTACCATCTACACATTTACTCATATTCGATGCCCGAACTTCTTTCCAGACATCATCGAAAGGGATACCGACTGTATTAGCCAGACCCATGATAACCCATACCATGTCAGCCAGACCGTCAGCAACTTCAACGAGATCGTTGTTATTGAACGCTTCCCATGTTTCATTAAATTCTTCTTGAATGAGATCCATGTAAAGCTGTGCCTGATCAGAATCCATACCTTGATCAGACCATTGCTCACATGCATCCATAAATTTTTTAACATCAACTTGATACATTATGCAAATAAATCCTCTAGTGTTGCGACTTCTTCAGTTCTCCACCCGATACTATCGGCGATGGTCATAAGCGGTTCAAGGAATGCTTTGTTGAACATCAAGTCATAGTCTATATATTTGTGTAACCCAAACTCTTGGGGAATCTTAGATGCGAAGGCAATCGTATTTTCGCGGATAGTGTTAGGTTCTTTGAGATACAAGAACTTAATCTTATCGCCATTGTTGATGATCGGATATTTCATTTTTAATTTATGTTCAGCCAACAAGCTATTATACAAAAGTGCGCCACGCACATGAATGGGTGTTCCCTTCTTATAGATTTCAAAACGGTGACTGTATTTGTCAAGACCATTACATCCACGAGGGAAAGCAATCTCTTCAGGACTCAGAGCTTTGAAGTTATCAAAGGTTTTCTTCACGAAGTCCTGAAGAGATTTTTCATCAGAGGTCAAACACAACCTGACTGCCTCGCGCAAACTCTCACGAACAGGAGCAGGTGTTGAAGACCGAACAATCTCAAGACCCATAACCTTGAGTTTCGGTTCATCATAACGAACACCCTCGTTGTCCCAGACATTGAGAGCATACCTCTTTTTCGCAACCCAGATACCCTTATCCGCGATCGCTTCCCGCTTGAAGAAGATCTTTTCCTCACGAGCGTTTGTGTATTGAGCCAACTCTGACATAGCTTTCTGAATAGCTGGCTCAATCTTTTCCTGAGCAATCTTGTCGAGAATATCTACAACCTTATGCTTAGGAATATCATTATAGTATTTTTCTACCAGTTTGTCAAGAGTAATGTAACAGGAATCTGTATCAGAATAGAATGAATAAACTTCACCCTCAGTTCCTAGAATCTTATTTAGATACTCGTCAATCGCACGTGCAGCAGTTCGGATAATTAGCTGACCAGTAATGGTAATACCTTCAGCGATGCGGTCATCATAATATCTGAAATACTTATTACCAGCAGCACCGAACAAACTGTTTAGCTGAATTTTACGAGCCATCTGAAAGTTATTGAACTTCGCAATATCTTTTTGCTTGGTAGGATCCCGATGCCGCTCATAATCAGATTGCGCTTGTAGCATCAGCTTCTTGTATTTCTGGCGGTCATCAAAAAACTTTTGAGTAATCTCAGCAAATACACCCTGCTTCTCACGCGAAAATTTCGCGCCATTAGCAGCAACTGCATGCTCAGTATCGATAGTCACTTTCTTATCAAGCAATCGGTCGACGTTACAGTCAACAGGCTGCTCAGCTACCATAGTTTCAGGTGACATATTATACTGCATAATGATGGAAGGATACAGCGAAGTAGCATCAAAACTCAACACCCACTTGTAATCACCAATCTTCGGTTGTTGCACAAACGCACCCTCGATCTGGCGACCATCTTGATCAACCTTCTGAGGAATCATAATCTTTTTCTTGAGTAGGTGATTGTAGAGGAGGCAGTCCCAAGTTCGCACCGATGAATAGATGTCACCGAAGTTACACTTGGCATCATACGCCATGGTGGCAATCAACTCGATAAGTTTCATCTTATCTTCAAGTTCGTCGACCAGCGCAGTATCGATGATGTTGTAATCAATAAACCTGTTCCAATCTTTTTCATAGAACTCTTTAAAAGTATCAAACCCACTTTCAAGCTTGTTCTTACCGAGCTCAACTTCAGCGATATAATCGAGCTTATATGATTCACGAACTGTGTATGTAAACTTCTTGTAGAGATCGAGATAATCGAGAACAGCCACGCCTTTAATATCATACAGCGTATGTTCTTTACCCATCATCTTAACTGTTTTCTTGCGCGTCATATTGAACGGACTGAAAGCATTCTTAGACTCCTCACCGAGAACACGCGCCATGCGGTTCATGAGATACGGAATATCAAAGAAGTCAACGTTCCAACCTGTAAGAATATCAGGTGTATTATTCACCCACCAGAGTCCGAACTTTTTGAGCAACTCGAACTCATCTTCGCATGGTTCATATGTCACATTGAGAGGACGCACCTCATCAGATACAGGCTCCCAGTTACCAGTTCCCCATGTGAGAATCTCTTTAGTGTTATTGTTCATCACTGTAACCAACAACAGTTCTTCGCGTGGGTCATCAACATCAGGGAAACCAGTATCAGCCGTGGTCTCGATATCGATCGACCAGATATTCATCTGAGTCATATCAAAAGGAATCTCATCCTCGGGATATTTCTCAGACAGATACTGGTAAGTCAAATCAGTTTGACCATAGATCGGATAATTGCCGATGTCTTTATATTTTTCTAGGAACTCACGAGCATCACTAGGATTGCGAAACTCAATAGGTTTTAGCTGCTCGCCAAACAGACCCTTGTAATCAGAAGGCTCTTTAGAACGGACATACAGTTTAGGTTTGAAATAATCTTTTTCGATGAATGGCACACCGTCACGATAACCACGTGTAAGCACACGATTACCATACTGCCATGCGTAGGTATAGAAAGCTGTCATATTGTCAGTATGCCTGAATCAAGCAAAAATGTCAAGAACTATCTTTGGTCTTCCAAAAATAATCATCTACATCACCCAACCGATATTCATATCCACTCTCAACCTGATAGAAGTCTGTTGAAACTTTGAAGTCTGGCATCTTCGGTTCAGGTGGAGTAAGAGAGTTGTCATATACACGCATACGATTGTTGGGATACGCAGCATATTGACCATTCTCTAGTTCGAGAACATTAAATGATTTATGTTCTTCTGGAACTTCAGCGGTGCTGTAATCTGGTTCATCAGTTTGTGCATGATAATTATCCAGAGTGAAACAGTAAGTCCCTTTAATAATTTGGTGGCTACGAGTGAACACTTCGAAGTCCATACTACCAATAAAGTGCTTATACACTGCAGTCACGCCATAGTCCATAGCATTCCAGAACTGTAGGTCATTCAGTGGTAAGTCAGGGTCAGGTGTCTCAGGCGATGATACGAATGCTGAGATAGGCAGTTTATCAAATAGTGCACCATACTCAGGAAGATATGTCTCAAAGTAGAATGCTCTTCCTGGGAGAGACTTACAAGTCACCCAATGACCTTCGACAAACTCACCGTGACCCTCTTTATGATCCATGAGATATTCTTTACGCACATAGACTTTTGTGTTTGGTAAGTTACAGAGGAGTGTCGACATTATGTTACGATCTTTGGTTTTTGTGGAACGAAAATGCCATCACCATAATGTTGATTATATTCATTCATCAACTCTTCAGTCGGCTGCATCAGAGCAGAGATACCATGCGGCAATACGTGAATTACATTACCTTCAGCATAAGGTGCATACGGAGCCATTCCGATGCCGAACTTATCCTTTTGACCCTCGACTGGAGACATAATAATGATGGCTGGTTTTTCTAGTTTGACCACATTACGACCCTCGATATTCAGGTCACTAACTTTGCCGATGACTTCTTCACCAGACATAAATTTCACAATTTGAACTGTCATAATTTATCCTATAATTTGGGGGAGCAACCACTGCTCCCCCTTATTTATTAGTCCTGCAAGAACTGCTTTTCATCGAGACCGATATCGATCTTACGAGGTTTGCGTTCTTCAGGAACAATACGTTCGAGGTGGATGTTGAGGACACCTTGAATAATAATCGCACCTGTCACTTGAACATCTTGATGTAGTGCGAAAGACCGCTTAAAGTTTCTTGAAGCAATGCCTTTGTGCAAATACTTCTTATCAGCATCTTGGGTCTTGCCTTCGATGACCAATTCATTGGTCTCAGGAAGCTGTGTAATTTCTAGATCCTTCTCACCAAATCCAGCAATAGCGAGTTCAATAGTAAACTGATCATCGCCGCGATCTACAATATTATATGGGGGATATTGACTCTCGGTCAATGACACACGATGTAGATTCTCAAAGACTGAGTTATATCCAACAGTATGTGGGGTGAGTTGTTTTGCGATCTCATGCAGATCGCTTGCACGGAATGTTTTAACCATAATGGTCTCCTTAAAAAAGCGAGTTTAATTATATCGACCCATAAGGCATCGATACATTATATATAGGTATTTTTTACCGAAAAGTCAAGGAGTTTTAAAAAATTATTTTCCACTCACCCTCTTGTGTTTCAACAAGAGCAGAGCAGTTTTCGCACCAATCACCATCATTCATATAGGTGATGCCATCATATTCTTTGATTGCTGGTGTGTGGATGTGTCCGCATATGATACCATCATATCCTTTTGCTTTTACATACTTAGTCATCTCGATTTCAAACTGACCGACAAAGTTAGATGCATGTTTGACCTGATGTTTCAGATATTTCACAAGAGACCAATTACCCAACCCCATCCAAGATCTCACACGGTTTTGAAAGATGCTAAGTCCAGCTACGATATCATATGCCAAGCCACCAAGATTCATAACGAATTTACCAAAGCGAGATCTCATTAGATAGTCAAACATATCTCCATGAACAACAAGATATCTCTTACCATTTAGATCTTCATATACTTCTTTATTGCTAATATGAATCTTACCGAATGTTAATCCTTTGTGCATAAATGTTCGCAAGAACTCATCATGATTTCCTGCGATCCAATATACGTTAACACCTTTATTAGACATTCGTATAATTTGTCTGATAACATCAGTATGTTCCTTT